TTACCGTCCCGGCCCCCGCCACTTATCAAAACTCCTAGCCCCAGTATAACCGAGATAGCCAGCCCCAAACAGCCACCACAGACTCTCTGGCACTGCTCCCAACAGCTTATTTAAATTCTCCGCTGCCTGGAACACGTGCGCCGGCCACCAGATGCCAAGGATAGACCCGAGCACACACAGCAAGATTACCCCGTAGATCACATACAGAAAAGTCGGCCTTGCCCGGCTCGTCCATGGGTCGGCGGAATTGGCCTCAGCCAGAATGGCAGATAGACTTGTCTGCATTTCCTGCAGTGCTTGCTGCCCCTCGGTTTGTAATAGGGCAAGCTTGGCCTTCTCACGTTCAGCCGGATCAGGAATCAAGCGATCAAGCAGACGGCTTCCGGCTTCAATGAGCCCTGGTGCTAAAGTGGTTAGAATTGGAATCATACGGTACCCTCCACAAATTCTGCCATACGATTCATCCAACCAGCCGCAAAGACTGATTGCTTTGGATCATTGGTAATTAATCGCCCCAAGTGGCGAACCCGTGATGCAAGCACTTTACTGTAGAGTTTATTTTGATCGGCAGCTGCTATAGCAGCAAGGGTCTTCGGACCAATTACTCTATCCGCGGCTACACCCACAGCTGTTTGCAGCCAATGCACTGCCGTTTTCGGATCAGAATGCACACCGCTATCTACCAAGAGCGCTTGCAATGCCGGGTGCGTAATTGCATCAAAACCTGGCTCTACAATATATTGCTGACGATAAATTTCCCGTGCTTCAGCTTCAGTAAGCGCTGCTACTTCATCACTAGTCGCTGCTCGCCCGAGACGGCGCCAACCTCCGAGTGTTTTGGCCGTGATGCCGTACTTGGTCGGGCCACCCCGATCAGCCGGGTGATTGATAAAGCTGCCTTCACGGCGAATGATGTCATCGATAATAGTTTCAACCATTACTGACCTCCAAATAATTCAATTTTCAAAAGTGCTCCAGCTAACAACGCCAACACAAAGCCGGTGGTGATGATCTTGATTACCGTCTGCCAGGCGGTACGTTTGGCAGTATTAAAGGCATCAAGTAGATCACGTAGCTCACGAATGTCGTGGGCAGCGTCCTCGCCTTCAAGGCCGACATCGGCTAATGCGCGCTTGGCACCGCGCGCGGCTGCTTGTTCGAGCAACTGTTCGAATTCGTCTTGCGGCATGGCGACCATACCGTTATACAGAGTGGGTAGATTCATTTATATGCTCCAGAAATAAAAAAACCGCCAGAGGCGGAGTAGGGGTGGGGTGAAACAGGATGAGAAGCGAAGGCGATGTTAAGCAAAAATGAATTTCAATGCGCCCGCCGGAAAATTCGGTGCTGGATCGCCCGCCACGATATTTCTGGCCGTGTCGAGATTGGCTACCGCTAGTAGGGTGCCACCGGTAGACGCATCATAGATCCCTGCGCCGACTACGTTGCCCCAATTGGCGTTAGGAGCGCCGTACACAATCGCAGCGGCATTCGAGAACTCGCCATTTCCGCCAGTAGGCGCATTCCAGGCGGTATCACTAGGGCCATTCTGCACTCTGGCGTAGTTACCGCCTGACACCTCTACGCCACCGGTGCCATCTTCGAGCGGAAGCGTAGTAAAAAGCGCAATATAAATGCCTGCTGGTTTTGGCCATGTAGCCGTGCGCAGCAGATGGTTACCGATGGATTCTTCCAGAACATTCGTAGCTGAACTCATAATGCCTCCTGATTAAAACAATAAGAAAAACCCGCTCACGGATTCGGGATAAACCTTTGAGCTAGCTCGTTGTTTGAACGTAATGGGTAGATTGACCGACAATTCAGAACCCTGCTGCAAGCCTGCTTGCATAGAAGTATTGATAGGAAAGAGAGCCGATAATCTTGACTCAGACTGCAACGCGGCTTGCATCTCGAGGGATATGGGGTATTGAGTGAAAGCCAACTCAGTGCCAAGCTCAAGATTGCTTTCGGTATCAAAGGTTGCGGTAAAGATTGACCCTAGGGCAAAACCAGACACCAGATCAGCCTGGAGTGTAACGCCGAGCGGCAAGACCGCATTCAAGGTTCGCTCTGCGCTAATTACTTCGGATACCACCTGGCTAACCTGCGCAGTAATGATCGACGGCCTCAATGTCTCTGCGGTTAATTGGCTTACCTGAATATTGGGTGGCGTCACCTCCTTGCGTAAAATAGACGCGATAAGCTGGTGTGCTTGGGCTTTGACCGCTGTATTTTGCCGCAATACGCCAGCAATGGCATGACTCGCCTGGACATTGACGCCCGTATTTTTGCGTAAAACTGCGGCGGTCGCTTGACTTGCCTGAGTTTTGACCGCGGTGTTACTACGCAGTATCTCCGCAACAACCTGACTTGATCGAGCTGCCGTCATTATGCCGACTCGATGACCACTTCCATCGCGTTGACCGCAGCCGGTGTCCAGGCTGCACCGGTATTCGGATCCACCTCATGAATGCTCGAATAATAAATTTGCGACGTCGATAACGCCTGGGCAGCGCCAAGGCTATCGGTAGTGCCCGATCGAATGCCGACTTTAAGCGAGCGAGAGCCGGCATCATCTTTGAGCGCGGCTACTTTAACCCTGACCCCATAAATGATCTGACTGGCTAATGATGGCGGATCGCCCATCACGTAGCTATCTTTCTGCCCGATCACATTGCTCGCATTGTAATCGGTGGTGTTGGGCGTGGGATCATCCACCAACGCATAATGGCTGGTCCCAGTACTTGGCGTCCAATCGGTGTAATTGCCATCCGCGCTAGGATAAACCGCATCGATGCGTACATCGCCCAGAAAATCATTGTTGGGCGCAGGCCCCGTCGTATCGAGCAAATAGAAATCATCATACTTGAATATCGTGGAGAGGCCGGTATTGCCTGGTACACCCAAAGCCACCTGATTGACAAAAGCATTGGCGGTATTTTTAGTGTCGACATTCGAGGCAGATAGGATATTGATCCCGTTCAATCTCACATCAAAGGCACCGGTGGTATCATGCATCGTGGCTTTCAATTCCAGATACTGCTCAGCTGCTGCAAGCACGGCAGTGCTGGTACCTAGAACCGTGCCGTTGCGACTCACAAAGACATTACCCGCTGGGTTAACGCCTAATTCTAATTGTTGAGTTCCACCATCCATCAGGCGCAGAATGGAATTGGATAAAGAAGGCATAGTGCTTGGGTTAAATGAGAATCCCACGATCAGGGTAGAGTAATTTCCGGGCAGCGTCTTGGATGCCCAACCAAAGGAGGAGGAATTAGGTGCCAATAAAGCACCTCCGCCCCGTCTTCCCCCTGTGGCACTGATCGAAAATAGACCAGTTGTGCTGTTCCATTCTTTCAAAATATCAGCGGTAGCATAGGTCTCAAATCCATCAAAAAAAATTAAACTCATTAGAATCCCCTCATCAAAGCGACCACGTCAAATTTGGCTGCGGCCGCGTCATAAATAAAACCGATCTTGTCTGTCAACCCCGGCCCGGTAGATAACGTTATATTGGTTAAATCCGAACCGAAGCGATGATTTACCAGCGTTATAGTTCTACCTCCCACGCTATCTTGCGTTAATTCCAGCATGCATTTCTGCCGGTCCTCTGCTCCTGTGAGCGTAATGGTGGCATTGCCGCCGAGCGTGACCTTGATGGTATGCGCCTGCGAGAAATCCGCAGTTATGCTGGTATTAAAGGGAAGGGCGAGAACGGCCGCTTTGGGTAGGGTCAGAATATTGGTGCCATCGTGATACACCCAGATGGCTACATTTGGCGGCAAAGCTACACCGGTGCCACTCAGCCCTTTTAGGGTAAGCTTATAGCCGCCAGTGGTATTATTGATTACAAGCCAGGAGCGCGGCGCATTGCTGAGCGGTACCGAGATGTTGATCTCGCCCGATACTGCACCGGTGAATACCAGCTCCAGGTTATTCGCCTCATCGGCAGTCAAAGTAACATTGCTATTACCTGCTACAGATTTGCTCAGTCTGCCTAATAGATAGGTTCTCGCCAGATCGCCCGCCACCGCCTTGTTTTCACTCGCTTCCAATCTGCTGTCGAGGCTGGTAAAGCTTGTACCAAGCACGGTACTACTCTGTGCTGCTACATCATCGGCCGCACCCCACACCACATTGAGCAGTTTGGTAATGGTGCCAAAGGCTGAGCCGGTCCACACTACGCTATAAGCCGCCTCAGCGATGCTATTGGTGCGGATGGGAGTGCCGCTCGAATCGATGGTAATGTACCAGGTGCTCGCAGAGACACCAGAGAAGCTGATGGTGGTAGGGGTCGTTTTGGACACTACTGCATTCAGACTAGGCCGCCAGCAAAAGCCAGGCTGCACCGTTAGGATATTACCTGAACCAGTGCATTTATAACTATACGCACCGATCAGGCTCGCGCTTACCCCAAACAACGCCTGAAATGCCTTGGCGACATTGGCGCTGCTCGCTGCCGTACTGTTGCCGGCTAGCAATTCCAGTGCAGCAATCGCTGCCTCGATCAAATCGAGGTTGCTGTTGTGTTTCGTGATGTAATTGGTATCGCCATTAATGAAGCGTTGCAGCTGTAATGTCACGAATAAATCTCCTGTAATACGCCGCCTTTAAATATCCCGGTTGCTCCGTAGGGCGTTAGGCCATATATGCCGAGTTGAGAAAATTCCTCATATGTTAAAGGTCTGCCTACGAGGGAATTATCAATGGGTGTGCCGATCACAATCCCACCGGACTGAAATACAGATGGCGTTGATGCCGGGTTTATACCGGTGATAATGCCTGCGTTACCAAAAGTGAAGGAGGGGAAAGTGACGGGTATCCGAAAAAAGCTTCCCGGTTGCTCCTGAGAAAAGCCCACCACCTCATAGCGTCCAGATTCGCTCCGCCTGAGTCTGACTGCCGCGCCTACTTCGGCATAAAGTAGATTACGGTTGGCGCGTGCAATCGGCACATTCTTGAGCGGATTTATCTGGCCAATATCGACGTCGACCGCGTAGAGCATTGCCAAGCCATCCGTCACTAATAGCGCAGGTCGGGTCAATACTTTGCCGTCTAACTCTTTGGCCGCATTCTTTATTTCCGCTTGCGTGATATAAGTCAGTGTGCTCATACGCGAAAACCCTCCACTTCCAGTACTGCAGCGCTGCCCGGCGAAACATCGCGCTGGTAGTTGGTTACATACAGTCTCGATTGATCGGGTAATTGCAGAATATCTCCTGGCTCGATTCTGGGATCATCGACAATCGACACGTTGAAACTGGATACCTCGTGTGCTCTGTAAAGCAGTTCACGTACCGCATAGGCTTGTGCCATCGGTTCATCCATGATGAAATCGTTTTCGATCTCGACTTCATTACTCATCCATTCTGGTGCGTTTTGGTCATAGGCTTCGGTGGTGTTGTGCGTGTGTACATAGTCGTAGGGCGTGCCCCAGATCTCATACATGCCGGTACCAATCGAGGCTAATGTCAGCAATACCGCAATCTCGGCACTTGCCTGAATGGGCCTGCCTAACGGAATGGTTTCCGTGGGAGTTACTCCGTCGGGAATAAGTGAACTGGACAGAATCGCTGCCATGCCGGCGGTTACCAGCGCAGGCACCCAGGCATAAGTGGTGAGCACGATTTCGCCACCGGTTTGAGTTTTTTGCGAGTAAGCTTCTTCGCATACCGGCAGCAGTCCCGAATTGGCCGATTGGCGAATGACCAGGTAAGTATTTTCTGCGCGCTGCGTTTCGTCCTCAGAAAAACTCACACGTTTTGTCTGCTTGAGTTGGAAAAAGCCTGCGGTGATATTGATACTGGCCAATATCTGGTCCTGTTGGGAAACCTTGGTCAGGTTTGGGTCCAGCCATCGTACTTTGACAGCGGTCAGTAGCGGCCTGGATTTGGCTGCGGTCACGCTGATGATGCGTTCGGTGGTTAAAACAATATCGGCTGGCCGCGTGATATCGCGGGAAATGGTTTTCAACACGCCACGTGCATCGACAAAAGGCTGCACGCCGAGAGGCTCAGCCAATTTCTCCAGCATTTCCCAGGCAGTAAGGTCTGCCAGTTGGGTATTTGAATGGACGGTAGTGACGGATGTCTCACCAAATCCGATCTCGGCATCGGTCAATCCGAGCGTATAGGCAATATCTCTGGCAATGACTGACAGGGGCGTGGCCACCGGGTAAATCTCTGTCACGCGGCGAACGTTGCGCCAATGGGACGAGGCATCGCGTGATCGCAGTGTCAACGTCAAAGAGCGCACGCCGGAGCTCAAACGGTAATCGTTCAGTGATTCGATCATTCCCCACCACAGCAATTGACCATCCAGTCTGCACTCGATGATCTGGCCTGGTTGTGGCTGATCAATCTCGTATAACTCCAAATGCCAGGTGACGGTCACATTGCCCTCACGAGCGCTGTGTGAGGCACGAGTAACAAAAGCGCGGATATCCACCCCGTCCGCATGCGTGCCTGCTACCAGCTGCAATGGGGTGGCTGTTGGGTGCCAGATGATGGCGACGTTTTTGACGCCATCCTGAGCAATTGGCTGCCAGCGGTGATCCATTACACTCTGCCCGCGATGCGCATACGTAACACCAACGTTCCTGTCACATAACCCTGGCGTGAAATGAAATCAAAATTCAGTCCTTGCCCATTCAGCTCTAAATCCGTGAGGATGACTTTATAGCCGTTAGCGTTGACATAATTGGGATACCACTTAACGTAGTCAATGGCAGGATCGGGCGGATTCTGCCAAAAAGCAGCCAATATGCGAACCATCTCCAGAGAGGTGGACAACCCACCGGTCCAGCGTTCCTCTACCACCACATCGCGAATGTTGCCCATCATCAGGGTATTGGAGGTGCCATTTAGAGTTTTGCTGCTGGTCCAGATTGGGGTAATGATGGCATCGCCATCGATGTTGCTCCATTCATCCGGGCAGTACTCATAATCATAAGTACCTAAGGTAGGATGGATCAACCGTCCCTTACCGGTAGCCGCACCAATCGCAGGCAGGATGGTGATATTAACGGATACGGCTTCGGTTGAGGCCTCGCCTACGGTAAAGGTCGTCTGGCTGGCCAGAATAGTCATGTTGTCACGGCCTCCGCACTGACGGTGAGAGTAGCGCTACCGGCGACAGTGGCTGTGCCCTGTACGAGCGCATAGCCATTGTTATCGGTAATACCCGGTGCTATCGTGGCGTTCACGCTGCTGATTGCACCTTGTACATGCACCCCTGCCACTGGCTCGCCCGCATCGCCAAATAGTCGGGTGAGATAGGGCACAGTCCTACCCGCGCGTGGTGCAATGAGCGGTATCGGCTGCATGATCCTGACCGGCAAGGGCACTGGATACCACCCTTTGATGGTTGATGCGCTCGATCCGTCCGCATTGTTGGCGATCATCTGAAATGCGAGCAGACGTCGATGGAAACGATCATAGGCAAATTTCTGCGAGCCGATCTGTGTCAAATATTGTGTGTTGGTCGGCGTTGGTGCTCTCAATGCCGACAACACGCGCCCATCAACATAATTGATTAAATTAATGATGCCGTTGTGGCAGTAGACATAGGCGTGTTTGTTGCTCTCCGGCATGATCTGCGCGGGTGGTCCGGATACCTCGATATCGCGTATCCACGTACCGGTAGTGAAGTTATAAATCTTGATTCTGGCAACACCACTACTTTCTGCACGCACAAGGATATTGTTGGCGCGGTCTACTAAAGGTGTTTCAATCAATGCGGGATTGCCGTATTTAGTCTTGTCCAACGTGCTGCCAGAGACAGCGACCATTGTCATGGGATTTAATTCGATCCACCCGCCCGTCCAGGCGGTATACATCCAGATCGAGCCATCGGCGCCTTCCACCAGATCGCCTCCGAGCGCCAGTGGCGGGATGGCTGGATCGTCACGCAGAAACTTTCCCGTGATGCCGTCGAACACCCAGTGACGGGTATCCCAGCTCGGCCAGCGGATAATTTGCGTAAAGCCTACCAGATGGATGGTATGGTTGGTGCTTGCGGTTTGCTCACGCCGCACAAACAAGCCGGCAAGCAAATACATTTCCTCGCCGTATAGCCTCGGCGGCTCCACTAAGTAAGCGTTATATAAAAACGCGCCAATACCCGTTCCCACGACCGGAAAATCCTCATGGGTACGATAGGGCGGCGGCACCGACTCAAAAACCTGCCTGAGCATCAGAATCTCAGCTCCGCTTTGATGTTGACATTGCCGAGCATTCCCACGACCGGAGCCAGATAATCAACCGTGGCATAGCCATTGGCGTCGGTGCACGATTGCATATTTTTAAGCTGGCCTACGCTGCCGGTTTCCAATGACCAATCGATCAACTCATCCGGACACGGCTCGCCCGCATCACCTGTCAGCTGCACGGTATAAGTGGTCACCTTCCCCCTGACGGGTACCGATCCGGTTGGATTAGATAACGCGTACGGCCGAGGCTTGGAGGCATGCACATAAAGTTTGCGATCACTGGTTAGTCGCAGCCAGATATCATACTTGGAACTGTACCAGGCATCCTTGTTCGTACCAATATAAGCTGCCCCTGGCGCTTGTGTTTTGCTGACGTGGTCGTAGTAGATGATATTGCCGTTTTCATAAGCGAGCGCCAGCACATCGGGATGGCGTGTCCTGGACCAGACCGGATTGATCGATAGCCCCGTTAAATCGCCTACATCCGTTAACGTTGCCTCGGTTACAGCACTCGCACTTAAATCGAGGGGTCGCCATTTCACCAGGTCTTGGCTCGCAAACAAGAAGCGATCTTGGGTGCGCACTTGAATATCCCCCATGGCATTGGTACCGCCGGATAACAGCAACGCTTCCCTGGTGGCGGCGCGCTTGTTGTACTGATATAACTTGTCCTTGAACAGCGCATCGATCAGCAGGTATTCATTTTGTGGTGCTTGCTGCAAATCCACCACGTAAATGCCATAACTGTCGCTGCGAATGCAGGCCGTGCCGTCCAATTGGATTACCCAGTTTTTGCCGAGAGTGCGGCCTTCTGAGAACATCAAGCCCACGTCATCGTCGTAATAGCGCGCCTGCTGTAATGAATCATCAGTGACTAAATTGCCCTCCAGATCGAGCAAGTCATAAGGACCAGCCAGAATTTCAAGCACCGGCTGTCACCTCCACCGTGACGGTATCGCCTATTGTTCCCGGCTGGTATAAGGCGCCGGCTTTACCGGTTACATCGGTGTAGTTTGACAAGGGCATTACGGAGCCTGAACCGATCAGATTCCAGCTCACCGTTCGATTGGGCTGTCCCTGATAAACGAGCAATGCCGTGGCGTCAGCGTGCACTTGCGCGGAATAAACGGTGAGCGTCGTAATCATCTGCTTCCCACAGCAATGCGCGCGAGCTCACCCTCAAGCCAATCGCGCAGCGTGATATGAAGCGCCTCAGGATGCAGTTGCAAGTTCAAATTAACGGAAGTAGCAGAATTTCTAGTGGAAGAGCCGCTGGTAGACACGAGCCCACCTTCAGCAAAATTCAGCCGGGTAGGTGAGTGGCTTGGTGCTAACGCTAGATAATGCATATTGTTGATCGCATCGAGGAAGCCCACGCCGAACCGCTTGACCGCGGCGGCACGAATGACATATTCCCCATTGGAAAGACGAGCCGGAATGGAGTCCGACGTATTGGTGCCAGGACCCGATATCAAACCACCTGTGGCTTTCTTGATAGGAGTAGTGCTTCCGGTTATTGCACCAAATAGGGATCCCACTATTGAACCGGCGCCTCTCAATCCACCGAAAAGGGAATCAACCAGCCGGGCGGCCAGTGCTTCTGCTACCATGTTGGCTATGGCCACCTTGAATGTTTGCACCATGTTGTCGAAGGCATCTTTGGAGCCCAATGCGATATCGCTGAAGAATCCCTGTAGTGCATTGCGTGTGGCGCCTTCAAAGCGAAGAACGTATTGATCGGTATCTATGCGCATCCGTGCTACTTCATTTCTCAGTTTAGCAACACGGTTGACCGCTTCACCTCCGGCGCTATCTGCCAAGGCCTGCATCTTCGGTAGCAGTACATCCAGGTCGGTGGCAGTCTGTTGTAAAAGCGTATTGATCTGACTGCGCGCCTGTGATTCCGTCAATAAACCGGCTTGACGTTTGATGTTGATGCTGTCCTGCTGAGTGTGCATGCGCGCGAGTGTTGCCTGGAATTCTGTTTCAAGCTTTGAGAGAGAGGCCAGATCCGACTGGACATCAATCAGTTGCAGCACATCTCTTTCGCCCTGCTCATCCTTGGCGGCACGTAATTGCTCGAGCAAGGGCTGGTATTCGAGTTGTAAGCGCTCGCGTGATACTTGGCTATCAGCTTCACCACGAATTTCGATCAGGCGCTCGCGCACTTTTGCAAGCTCGTCAGCCAATGCTTTCTCGGCTTTGGCAGCAGCATGTGCGTTGGCGATTTCAATTTCCGTGCGTTTCTGATTGAGTATTGTCAGTTCGCCTTCCAGTTTTTTGATATCAGCCATGGCGCGCAGGCGCTCGTTTTCATCACGTCCTCGAATAGCGAGATTCGATTGTGTTGATAGCTCTTGCTGTATCGTATTGATTTGCGCATCAATCGCTTGCTGATCGATGGCCGTCTTGGCAGCATAAAAGTCACGGATGGAAATGAGGCGCTCATCAAGTGCCCGATCATAAGCTTTTTGTGCTAATTCCAGACCCTGCTTGATCAGCTTGAGTTCAGTCTCTGATTCTGCCTTGAGCAGGTTCATGCGAGCAGAGAGAGTATTTTGCTCCTGGATACGCCCAGTCGATTTTTTGATGCATTGGCTGTTGACCCATCGGCCACCGGAGACGATACACGCGATGCGCTGCATATCCTTGGTCGGGCTTGCTGCTGGTTTTGGCTCCGTTTGCTCCGAACGGGTGAGGTTATCCAGGCGTTTTTTGGCCTGAGCCAGTTCTTGCTCATACTTCACGAGATTGCGCCGCAGTGTCGACAGTGCCTGATCGTTGAATTGCACATCAAAGGGCAAGAAGGGTATCTTGGTTTTACCGGTTGCGACTCTCTGCCGGGTGGAATTGACTAACTCTTGCAGCCGCTGAACTTCGTTTTGTGCTTGTTTGATTTCGCTGCCATTGAAGATGAGGTTACCGATGCCACCCAATCCTACCCACAAGGATTTAAGTACTCCCGCTTCATTGGCAGCCATGCGCATGGCGTTGGTAATATTGGTGAGTTCTGGCAGGAAATCCCCAGCGAGGGTTATGCCCAAAGAGGAGGCAGAAGCTTTGAGAGCTGCCAAATTGTCATTGAAGGTTTCAGCCGATCGTGCCGTTTCAGAGTCAAGTTTGAGTCCCAGCCGCTCTGCTTCCAGCCGTAGTTGTTCGATGCCAGCTTTGCCTTGATTCAACAGCGGAATCATGTCCTGGCCTGTTTTGCCGAACAGTTCGACGGCGAGTGTGGTCTTGACAGTGCCATCTTCCAATGTGGTAAACACATCGGCTACTTCCAGCAGTACCTGTTCGGCTGACTTGAGGGTGCCGTCCGCATTTTTGACAGAAATACCGAGCGCATCAAATATTTGTGCGCCTCTGCCTGCACCGCTATTTGCTTCGACTATATTTTGCGAGAGCGCCTTGATACCTTTCTGTAATGCTTCGAGGCTCACATCGGATAACTCAGCAGCAAAACGCAGTGTCGAAAGGGCCTCGACCGAAACACCTATCTTTTGCGACAGTTTGTTGAGCTGATCAGCAGTATCAATGGCATCCTTAATGAAAGCAACGAATCCACCTGCAGAAAGTGTCACCCCCAGGCTTGCGAGCAGGGTTTGCAACTGACTGGATTCGTCACCCACGCGTCTCAGATTACTACGGATCGAATCAAAGGCAAATTTAGTTTGATCAACCGCGGTGATCAATATTTGCGCACGATCATTGGGCATATCAGATGGTTTTCAGTTTCATTTCTATACTATGAGCAAGATTCGGTAGTTGCCGCTGCACTGCTTGGGCCAGATTGAAACGCGCAGACAGGCTTACGCGTGGTACCAGCACAGCAATAGGTATTTCCTGGCCACGTTTGATGGATTTAGTGCCGGCGCGAGCTCTTTCAGCACGCTTGAAACGGCGAAGCTGTTGTTGATTCTCTCTGATGTTCTCGGCCATCAGAATGGCCATGCCATCTTTCTGGATGAAATAGGCATTACCGGAAGAAATGAGGGCGTCGATTATTCGTTTGAATGCACGTCGCCCGATACGGCGGCCTTCTTCTGTGAGCGGAATCAGCATGCGCCCCGCAATGGTTCCTCCGCGCATATGTACACCTAGCCAGGAAATTTTGGAACCGATGAGCAATGCGGGTAACTTGTTTGGGTTACGATTAAATACTTGAGCACGCACCGATCTGAGGAATCTTTGCTGCTTGACGGTGAAGTCAGCCTTCATCTGGTTACGCACGCTCTCGACCAATTGCCTGCTTTCCGCACGCATTCCAGTCGTGACTGCTTTGCGAATGTTGACCTGTTTTGATAGCGACCATGAGGACAACTTGGCAGGGTCGAGCAAGCCTGCGCGGCTTAACGAGATTTTTAGCACGACAATTGCTTCATTATTTTGTTGATGGTGTCGTTGGTGCCTTGGCTGCTGGCAGTGAATATCGTGAGTAGATTAGCAAGAGATCTTGCTTCCTGCCGATCGATGGCAGCCAAGAATGCAGATACCTGCGTCACGGTGTAATCCATGATGCTCTCGTACGAGTGACCCGCGCTGATCAGTCGCTGGATGGCACCCGCCCAGCCATCCGTGCTTCGAGCCTGGCTGCCGCTTCGGTTACGCTTGGCAGCAGGCGCTGGATAAAAAAATCGGCATTGACCTCGAACACGGTCGATGCCAACTTGATCGCATCATCCAATTCAAGTCCGGCGATCCACTCGCGGGAGCGACGAGTAGCAATGGTCAAGGCATTGATGAGGGGCTCGCCATGTTCAGCGACGAGGGCCAGCCAATCAGGGGAGGCAGATAGATGAGCGACAATCGGTTGTACGGCACGACTGAATGCAGGTAGCTCGCCAATCTTGATGGGAGTGATGTCGATTGTTTCATCATTAATGACGATAGAGGTTGCAACCGGTGGTAGAGCTGAGAAATTATTATCACTCATAACAGAATGACTCGACCGAATTGCCCAAACTGTCCTGTAGCTGATTTGGTGAGATCAGCTAGCACTTGACCTGAAAGCTCGAACTTCATCAGATCGTTGCCGATCACTGACAATTCCTTGGCCGGGTTGATTGCCACTCGGTATAAATCGATGACGACCTCATGATTAGAATCAGCAGTATTCAATCCTTCAAAGCGCACCCAACGTTCCGGCAGCGGTTGAGTGAACATAGCCGTGACATTGGCCGCACCATAGCTATAGTCGACCTTGAATGGTTCGATGTAAGGCCCGCCCGCAGTCTTATCGTTGATGATGAGGGAGCCGTGTTTTGCGTTTACTGTGTATTGTGTTGAAGGTAAAGTTAACGGTGTGCCACTCGAATCCTTGACTACCACGCTCGATACATTCTGCTTGGAGAGAAGATTGAGACTGCCAAGGGTGACCGGATTGGGCAATAGCTCGCTCGTTACAGTGCCACTCGCCACAATCGTGGTCGAGCCATACAGTGCCAGTTCCAGATTAGACTGGATCCATTCTTCCAAGGTGCAGGCGAACTCGCCTTTCTTAGTTCGGATCAGTTGCAAATCGGTCAAACGCTGCCCAGATTGGGATTCCTGGTGTTCAAGCGTATCGACCGAAATCGATACCTTCAGATCGGGCACATTACCCACGAAAGTGAGCCCTGCAGGATTACCATTGGTATCGCGACTGCCGATAAAGACACGTCCTTGTCCAGAGAAATAAGCCATGGATTATTCCTTTATTTTGCGGTTGGGTTTGGTTTTAGCTGGAGCTTCTACACTTGATGAGGCTTGCTCTTCAGAAGGTGAGCTGGCAATCTCATCGGCTACTTTGCCAACATTGTGCTTGATCAACCAGGAAGCGGTCATTTCATCGACTTCGAGCACATGGCCCGCGAAATGCACCTGGCCTTCATGCGTGTGAGTTTTGAGAAGTTTGATGCGATACATGGCTTTTATCCTTTTTGCGTTAAATCATGGGTGAGCGTGCGATAGGTGATCCGGTAGCGGGCGGGCATGGCCGCCAACGCCATATCGGCGTCATCTTGCTGCCACTCACAATCGAGTTCCTCTAAACTTTGTGCTAGACCATCAAGATTGGCATCCGTCATCAGTACACTATGGGCAGCGGCTAACAATCGATCGGCAATTGGCTCTGGCTCTTCCAGCACGGTGCCACAAGCCAGCGCCACGATGCGGAGCACCAATTCACGCTCGCTGCGTTCATTGATACGCAGCACGGTTTCCATCTCTGGAAATACCAGCAAGGCGGGGAGCCTAGACCGATCCGTCGGTATAGTAGGTTGGCGTTGAATGGTCGCACTCTGAAGCGTAGCTACTGGAGTAAGCTTGGCGACGATTTTCTGGATGATTTGCTCGCGGATACTTTGCATTACAGTTTTGAGAGAGTGGTTCTTGATTCGCTTCCATCGCGTATTTGACGCACTTCGCGTACCTTATAAGATTCACCTTTAATCACTACCACGTCACTGATGGACAAGGTGAGCCAAGAAGTGGGGTACTCGATATGGTAATCACGCGAGAGCACTAACCCATCAAGTACGGCTTCATCAGGTGCGCGAAAGGCACATTGGATGGTCACCGTACCTACTGTGACCGGTGTTAAAAGTTGATTGCGGGCAGCCGCTTCATATAGATCGGTAACGTTCATTAGGAAGCCGTGAGTTTCAGCAGTACGCCGGGACGGTGGCACATCGGCAGCGGATTACTCTGCGTGTGCAGATCAGTGCCGCGCTCAAACTTGCGTGGCTCTTGCTTGGCATACAACTCTTGACCCAAGGTATTGACCGTTTCATTGAAATCCGCTGGGGAAAAATAAGTAGCAAAGGTATCGAGCGTTCCTTCAGGAAAAGCGATCGCTTCATTGTCCGGAATGAATTTGCGAATAGTGCCGGCTGCATCAGTGGCAAAACCGACATATTCCTCAAATACGAGTCCGCCGAAGCGAAACCCGGCGCGGGTGTCATCGACCAGCGCTGCGCCCTGTTGGTAGAAGGCAAAAGCCTTCTCGACATTGTCGTGAGAGGTGAGCACATCGAAGAATTGAGGTGAGCATAAAACGCGCACGCCGGTAGCCACTTCGCCGAGCAAATTCTTCTCGATGGTGCGCAGCACTTCATTGCATTTGACTTTGACCTTGGTCGTGCTGCTGCTTAGTTGGAAGTTGATCGTGGACTGCGTAACGTTGAATTCAGCAAACAGATTATAGATCACGCTACCATCGGCATCGAGGATCTGTCCCTTGAGTGCGCCCATGCGCAGATGCTCCAAGGTGATCGCATGTTTGTTGCGCATGGTAGCAAGTTTGCGTGCCATCACGCCGGCGATGGCTTCCAACTGGTTTTCTGAACCAAAAGCACGGATACCCTGGACTTCCTCCGGTAACACCACATCATCGTGCGGAATGTGGGGCACGATGAAAGAACGCACTTTACGTTTGCCCTGGGTGCCGACCGTTCCAGGTGAGCCGGGAGGCAGGGTAGGCAGCAGATTCAGAATGCCATGCATTTCCTCTACCACGATGTTGCGTTGGATAACGGGTTTGGCATTAAATAAATTTAACTCACCAATACGCCCATAGCGATTGGGAATAAGGTTGATGGCTGCTGTGAGGCTCGCCATCGAGAAAGCGGGATTGAGAAAGGGGTTCTGCATAAATGTTCTCCAAGTAGGCTAAGCGCTTTGGTAAACCAGGATGCCGCTAGCTTCAAGTTGGGTGAGGGCGGTGATCTTTTGCGGATTGGTGATGCCGGCAGGCCACACCAAGGCTTTATCTGCGACGATGGCATGGCGCGCGAGAATGAGGCCGTCTTTATCAAGCAGCGTGGCATCGACTGCTTCGATCAGAACGCCTACTGCAGTTTCTGTCCCATCAGTGGCAGCAGGATTCAAGGCATAAATCTTGCCATCGGCAGTTTTGCGCCCAACAACGGTGCCTAAACCCAGGTTCTGACCAGACGCGATTGTTTCCTGTTTGCGCGAATAGCGGTGGCTTTCTTCGAATTTGACGAGGTCGCCAAGATAAGCGGATTCATTAATGACAGCCATAATGCGTTACTCCTTGACAGAAATTTTTTTGACTGCGGCAATCAGCGGGTTATGGACAGATGCAGCCGGTTCCTGAATTGCAGTCTTATCCGGATCAATGGTAGAAAGAATCTCCGCTGACTGATGGGTTGCTTTCATCGTGAGCAGTAATTGGCGCACTTGAGCTTCATTCAAACCCTGCGCAATAAACTCAGCCGCTTTGGCGGGGTAGCCCGCGATGAGGCATAGCTCTGCGATCGCTTGCGTCTCGCGGCGTACTTCCTCGCGAACATCTGTAACCGTTGCGGTGGCCTCAAGAGTCGAATTGGTTTCGGCATTGGGATCACGTTCGTGTGTCTGTTCATCGGATGTTTCATGATTTTCTGGCATGTTGAATTCCTTGTGATGGGTTGCACAGTCGACCTGAGATTGCGCCCGGGCCGGACTGCGCGAACGGCCCTGCGGGATGAGAAAGGTGTTAAATTCGGTGAGCACTTCATCAAAACTCATGAGGCTGTCTGCAAGACCGGCCTGGATCGCTTCTGGACCAAAGTAGAGGCCTGCTTCTGTTGCGCGCACCGCATCTTCTGAAACAGCACGCATGGTAGCGACATGAGTCACAAACAAGTCATACAGGCGATTGACTTCTGCCTGAAGTCGCGCCTGCGCCTCGCTTGACAATGGCTCGTGCGGCGAATAGTCGCTCTTGTGTGCACCTGCCGTGATGGCGGTGTAGTGAAGACCGTTTTTGCTGTCGGCTACCGATTGATCAACGTGTAAAGCGATGACGCCGATACTGCCTACGCCACCCGTGCGCGTGATCATGACGCGGGAAGCTGCGCTGCTGATGGCATACGCAGCAGAAAAAGCATTATCGTTAGAGATCGCCCAGATGGGTTTAACCATTGAGGCTGTACGGATAAATTCAGCCAACTCGAACACGCCGCCCGTTTCACCTCCGGGTGAGTCCACATCGAGCAAAATGCCTCGTATCGATGTATCGCTAACTGCTGCAGCCAGCAGGGCTTGTATCTCACCGTAACTAGTAAGGCCTGAGGCTGCTTCCAGCCCTAGTGTGCGCTTAACGAGCGTACCTTGCACTGGAATGACGGCGATACCGGGGTTATTCGTTGGCTGGCTGCGAGGAGCAGGCATTGGGATAGCCAGATCGGTATTTGGCCAGTCGATGCGATTGCCAAGTACCGACATAATCACATCCAGTTTGGCACGATTGATAAGTAACGGCGTGCCGTAAAGACGCGCTGCAATATGGGGTAGCTGCATATTTATTCCTGAGAAGGTTGTGGGGGCGTGGATGGCAATTCATTTGCTTTGCCATACCTTGGATCGGAATCGAATATCAATCCCAGGCTATCTGCTCGTGCGTTGTCGGCAGCAATTTCCCGATCAACATCTTCTGCGTCATAACCATTGGCGGAAATCGCTTCAGATCGGCTCATGAGACCGGAGCGAATCGCTGATTTCATCGCTTCGGTTTCCTTCAACGGGTCGACCCATTGCCAGCCTTGTGGAATCCACTTGACCGATTGATAGTCACGGCGGCGGGTTGCGTAACCAGGCAAAGTCAGTGCGCCTGCCAATACCGCTTGTTCCATCCAAGCGCGAAAGACTGGGCGACAAAGCTGATGCACGATCACACTGTGTTGGATCGCCTCACAGCGACGGCGGAATTCCAGTAATCCTGCACGGATACTGGAGTAATTCACTTGGGTCAAATCACCGGTAAGCATCTCATAGGTAATCCCCATGGCTGCGGCTACCGCTCTAAATTGCTGGCGCATGAACTCCGAGTAGCTCGATCCCACATCCGCTGGTTGGCTGAATTTGATATCCTCACCGGGTTCAAGAATCTGCAAGGTGCCAGGCTCTAATCCTGCCAGTGCTACTCCATTGGCATCGGTCATGCCTTCGCCCATCAGATTATCTTCTGGACTCAGGCGGGTGATGAAGCCTGCGAACATGGCAGCGGTCTTTTTACGCACGAGTTCGGCATCATCGTATTGGTCGAGTTCATGCAATTTGATCAGTGCACGTGCGAGCCACGGCTCACCGCGAATCTGACCAGGGCGCAAGGGGCGAAACAGATGGATGACTTCTGTAGCCGGTACCCGCACCGGTATGAGATCGCCGCCCGATCCACTCATGGGAGCCAAAAGTGCATCATCCGGGTGCGAGCGATACATCCAATACGCCACACGTCGCCCGAGGCTGTCGAACTCGATACCGCAGCGAATGCTGTTACCATTGTTGGCTACCGTGTTGTAAGTGATAGGCACATGTTCGGGTTCCAATACCTGCAATTGCAGCGGCACGCTAAGATCATCTTCTGGTCGACGCAGCCGGATTCGGATGAACGCTTCACCGCCTTCCAGCATCGCCCTGACACTGAGTGACTGCAGGCCATAAAAATCAGTAAGGCCGGCCGTATCCGCTTCCTCCACCCAGTCCCACCACAGCGCATGAATCGCTTCGCGTATCGCCTGGTCTTTGACCATCGACTGCGGCTTGATACCTGTACCGATGGCATTGGCTACGAAAGCTTCCACACCTGCAGCGGCCCAGGCATTACGTCGCACCAGATCACGGCTCTTGGCGCGCAGATCGCTTTGTGCATAAGCCAGAGCACTGACTGCTCCCAGGTTGACTGGCATCCAGGCAAGGCTGCGGTGGCCTGAGCCCACGCCATCATAGATAAGTGTGCCGTTGGTTCCGAACAAGCGACGGCGAATAGCAGAGAAAAAACTCATCAGAACCCTTTGTTGCTGGTTACGCGAATTTGACGGGGTGAGTTTGTAATCTTCAATCCACGCTTGACTTCGCGGATTGCTGCTTTGAGGTCCTCCACCGAGCGATATTCCATTGTTTTGTCGGCAAATGTGACGCGATGTTCACCGCGTGCCAGCGCTATTTCCAGAGCAGTCAGTTGATCTTGGGTGTAGGCCATGAATGGTTATAACTTTGGAGTAAAATTGCGTTGTGCCTTATGTCATCCAGCGGCTACGAATCAACCGCCTGCTTCGTTTTGTTTCTTTGGAAGCGGTGGGTTCACTGGCTGTAGTGTCGTTGTGATGGTTGATGGTCATCGGTTGTGGTGCGGATGGCGATTCAAAAATACCGAGCTGCTTTTCCAGTTCGCGCCAATGGCGTTCTTCGAATCGGTCTAGCCCTGCCAGACTCGATGCTGCCCGGGCATACACATAGCAGTCGAGCGCTTCGTTGCGTTCGCGCATCTTCTGCCATTCGCGAATGGCGAAACCATGACGGTTGCGTCTGGTGATGAGCTGCTCGGCACATAACTGCTGCACGAATTCGGCATCCACTTTGGGTAGATGCACGAAACCGGCGGGATAGCTAATGCTCCCATTCTCACTGGTGTCGATGTGCTTGCGTAAATTGTTATAAAGCTCCTGCTTGGCGATGCCGCCCGTTACAGAAAAAACCTTGATCCCTCGGCGTAGTTTCTTGCCGCGAGTAGTGGCATCCACCGCAGTGGGTGTGCCCACTAGCGCAGCGCCACGTGCTACTCCCTTGACCGCCATGATTCTGGAGTCTTTTACTGAGCGCACAAAAGCATAGGCTTCTTGGGTGGCAAAACCGGTGTCGATGGCAAAACGTGCCAGCGGCATAGCAGCCCCCGTTTCATGCGTCCATGTCTCTGCGATCATGTGCGCCAAGCTTTGCCACACGCTATCGCGTGCCGTGTCCCCCATCAGCACACGATGTTCGATCAGCCAGGATTCCTTGCCACGTCCAAAGGCCCAGATCGATACTTCGATTCGGTCTTTTTGAATATCAGCGCCGCCAGTAAGAAGCAGGCCACCGATAGGGATCGTGCCGATCTGGTAATCCTCACGTCGTTCGAGCAGACGTTGCCAATCCGGTGCTTCGCCTTCTTCCAGCCAGGTCTCACCCAGTTCGGTGTTCTTAAAGGTTTTGATGGCGGAAGCCGAGCCTGATTCTTTGTTGATGGCGCTTTCCCAGGCGGCAGCAATGTCTCGCCAGCTACGCCAACCTATGGGACTATAGAGACTGGATAGATGAAAACCCGCCGTTTTGTTCCCACTCTCCGGCACCATGGCGCGCCACTCACCGCATTCCAGCATCCAGGTTTTGTGATGCTCGGCGATTGGCTGGTCACAAGATTCGCAAACGTAAGCTACTGTTTCTGGTTGCCCTTTTTGCCAGCGCAATTGTTCGAAACGCAACCACTGGCGGTGCGAGCAATGCGGGCAGGGCACAAAGTAGCGGCGCTGGTCACTCGCTTCATACTCGCGTTCGATAGCGCTCGCGCCCGAGATAGTTGGCGTTGATACGATAAAAATCTTGCGGCGTGCAAAGGTACGCGTGCGCGCTTCGGCCAGTGAAATGGCATCACCTTCACCTTCGACGTCTAGTGGATAACCGTCCACTTCGTCTAGAAACAGATAGCGCACCGGCATCGAGCGCAAGCCTACCGCACTGTTGGCACCGGTCATCACGAGCACTCCACCGCGGAATTCCTTGGCGAGGATGGTATTGCCTGCATCGCGGCTTCTCGCGGGCGCGATCAGCTCCGCTAATGCCGGAGATTCCTCGATCAACGGGTCGATGCGCTGCTTGGAGTTGCGCTTGGCCATCTCCACGGTGGGCGACACGGCCATCATTGGGCCTGGAGCATGATGAATTACGTAGCCAATCCAGTTATTGCCCATTTCGGTCGCTCCGAGCTGAGCCGCCTTCATGAACACCACACGCTCGGTCGGTGACATCGGCGACAGGCAATCCATGATCGCCTTCAAATAAGGTGTACGGCTGGTGCGCCAACGTCCGGGTTCAGCTGAGGCTTTGCTCGACAATATCCGGTGGCGATCAGCCCATTCGGACACAGTGAGTAACGGATCAGGTGTTAGTCCCTCTCGCCAGGCGCGCTCGATCTCGAGAGCCCCTTCGTAATTCTCAATCTGCATCAGTCTACCCGTGGTCGCAGTTCGCCTAGTTCCTGCAAGTGTTCACGCACAGCCGCTTCCAACGCGACATGCATTGCATGCGGGTCGACGTCGAGCTTGGCGGCGAGCTGCGCCGAGATGCGCGCAGGCCAATTGAGCCAGGCATCGCGCTCGGTACGGGCCAGTTGGAACACATGCGCAATAGCCTGTGGTCGATCGACGAGTTCGCCCTTGAGTTGGGCGAGCCGTACTTTGTTGGTCTGTGCCTTGACGACTTCGTTGACCGTGCGCGCCTGCAATAGTGAGGTGCCATTAGCAGAACTCGTTGAGGAAATCGACTCTGCGGCTGTGTGATTTTGCATGGAAATCTTCTTGCGTGGATAGGCGGTGTTCTGCTCCCACTCTCGGTCTGCCTGCTCAGGATCAAGGGTGCCATCGGCTTGCTGCGTGATCCGTCCAGCTTCGATTGCCTTGATCACGGCAACATGGGAGACACCGCGATGACGCGCGTAGGCGCGAATCGATAATCCCATGATCTGGATCAATCATTTGGTTGAAGAAAGTGCATGTTCTGCTTGTCTTTATGCTTAAAGGAAGCGTTCATGTAATCGTCATCAACAAACAACAGGAGAAGGAAAATGAGTTACACCACAAATGGTTTCACGGTTGACGAAATCGGTTTCATCCAGACTGCGCTGACCAAGGTGCTCGTTGCAGCGGCACGCGGTGAATTGGATCTGAATCGCTTGGCGCGCGAAGAGTTAGCCTCACGTGGCCTAGATCAGAATGATGCCTGGGTTGGGTTCGAGCAAGCCGCAAAGATTCACAACGTTTAAGGAGAAGCTACATGACCATCAAGCTGAGTCCCGCACAACAACAAATTATTAGCCATGCTGCAGCACATACGGGCGGCAAACTGATCTGGTTTCCCGATAACATCAAGGGCGGAGCCAGAATAAAAGTGATCGATAGCCTTTCGAAGCGGGGCTTGATCACTCCTGATGAAACTGGCTGGCTTGTTTCAGAACAAGGCTATAGAGCCTTGGGTTTACCGCATCAAGAATCGATTGCCCCCACAGCGCCCGATTCGGTGAAAGAAGCACAAGCAAGTCAATTCCAAAAACCTCGCTCGCGCGATAACAGCAAGCAGGCACAAGTGATTGCCATGCTCAAGCGTCCTGAAGGAGCGACCATCCATCAGATTTGCCAAGTAACGAATTGGCAATCGCACACTACAAGAGGATTTTTCGCAGGTGCATTAAAGAAAAAATTCGCATTTACCATCACTTCAGAAAAAGCAGAGAAAGGTGAGCGTGTGTATCATATCGGGTAAGTTATAAATGCAAAGAGCGGCAAATGCCGCTCTCTGCTCATTCTTGTTTATCAAGATGACTTCTTTTTTTTCTTTGGGGTAGCGAGCGCTTTCTTGAAAGTGCTTCCTGCCGTAAATCTAGGCACCGTGCTCGCGGCGATCTTCAATGCTTCACCTGTTTGTGGATGTCGGCCGGTGCGAGCTGCACGCTTGGTGGATTTGAAAGTACCAAAGCCAGGCAGCACGACGGTATCGCCTTTGGCCACTGTTGCGACTACGCTGTCGATCATGGCATTCAATGCCTTGGCTGCGGTGGCTTTAGATATCTCTGCCTGGGCGGCGATTAGGTCAATCAGTTCTGACTTGAACATGCTTAAAATGCTCCTGTTGGTTGAGAAGCCCGCAGTATAACCGGATAGGCTTTATTTTATTACAACCGAATAAAATCAAAAAAGCTTGGCTTCTTGATCGAACAGAGCGTTACTAGGAGTGTCGCAACCACAGGAGTTAAAGATGAACACAACCAGACAAATCCCTTCCTCTCAAAACGAAAGCTGGGGTTTTTGGCACACGCTGGAGAACCAGGCCAGTAAAGCATGGCCTCTTGCCATGACTGCCATCGCAGACGCCACCAACCAACCACTTGAATCAGTACGGCTTTTCTTGGATAGCCGATTTGGGCGCCATTTTGCAGACGACGTGCTGAACCAACTGTATACAGGTCATACGCTGCCTGATGCGATTAGCGCAGCCACACAGAAGTGGATGACTTGGAAGATCGGACGTCAAACCAGCAAGGGCTACGGCATCCCACGCGGGCTTCCTTATCTGACAGGTTTTGTGATTCACTGTGAGATTGTAGAAGAATCGTGCGCTGCCTGATTATCAAACAACACGCCATCCGACTCACGGGTGGCTTGTTTTCCGCTCCAATCCTGCCAACGGCGCACAATCACATCGACATACTTTGGATCGAGCTCTATCAGTCGGGCCTGACGTCCCGATTTCTCAGCGGCGATCAGCGTCGCTCCTGAACCACCGAATGGATCAAGCACGATGTCGCGACTTTTGCTGGAATTAAGTATGGCGCGCTCCACCAGTTCCACAGGCTTCATGGTGGGATGGAGATCATTCTTTATTGGCTTGTTGATGTGCCACACATCGCCTTGGTCGCGCGCGCCGCACCAGAAATGGTCAGCACCTTCGCGCCAACCGTACAGGATGGGCTCATATTGGCGTTGATAATCAGAGCGGCCGAGTGTAAAGGTATTCTTTGCCCAAATGATGAAGGTCGACCATTTGCCACCGGCGGACCGGAAAGCAGCTTGTAGCGTGTCAAGCTCAGATGAACTCATGGCGATGTAAACCGCACCCTTGGTAACCGAGAGGATGTTACTGCAAGCAGCTTCGAGAAAAGGTCTAAACTCGCTACCGAGATTATCATTCAAAATCGGGCGATGTTTGCCGCGCAGTTTGTCTTTTGCGTTGTTGGCATAATTGACCCCATAGGGTGGATCGCAAAAAGTCATGTCTGCCAGTTCAGACCCAAGCAATAGTTTATAACTTTCGGCTTCAGTGGCATCGCCACAGAGCAGGCGGTGGTTTCCCATCAGCCACACATCGCCCATGCGGGAGACGGAATGCTCGGTAGGCTCAGGTACCGCATCCTCGTCGGTCATGCCTTCCTTGTCGGCAGGGTTCATCAGTAACTGGTCGAGTTCATCGTCGCTGAACCCTGTGAGGGTTAGGTCATACCCAAGCTCTTCTAACTCGGACAATTCCAGCGATAATAATTGATCGTCCCATTCGGCCCAGGTAGCTGAGCGGTTTGCCATGATGCGAAAAGCTTTTATCTGCGCATCACTGAGCTCATCGGCCAGTGTCACCGGAACTGTTTCCAGTCCGAGCTTCTGTGCACCTTTTAGCCTGAGGTGTCCATCAACGATCTCGCCAGTACTGCGCGCTACAATTGGAATGCGAAAGCCAAATTCAGCGATGACGGAAGCCATCTGATCTACGGCGTGATCATTTTTGCGAGGGTTTCTGGCATAAGGCAGTAATCGGCTAATTGGCCAGTACTCGATCTTTAAGCTGGATGTTTCCATAGACAATAAAAAACCCGCTACATGAGCGGGTTCGAAATGGTGATAAAAACGAAGCAGTAACTGGGGTGGTAACTGGTAACTCTGGTAACCTGATTTTTTGATCTGTCGCTAGCGCGATGTCGGGCGCGCGCCCCCCGCATGCCATCCTGGGCAGGAAGGACCCATCAGATTTTGGCAAGTGTTTGCAGGAGCAATTATTGGTTGGGGCTTAGCAGAATGTCTTGATCTATCAGTGTCTATTCCATTGTTATTTCTACGATGAAACAGATTTTACACGAAATTTTAGGAAATGCGACACCTCTGAAAGCCCCTGAATTGGCGATTCTCCGCAGCTTTCCGCACCCGTTAGCAATCATACGAAAAATTGCTAAAAATATTTTGTATCAACTGAAATATCGTTGAGGTGATCATGATCTGTAGCGCATATTACTCTGTATTGTGCAGGCATTTGAAAGGTCAGAGGACGGCTTCCAGTCCTTTGCGCTCGATGAGATTCAATAGCTTCAAGGAAGGGCTACTGGGCTTCTTGTCGCCGATCTCCCACTTCTGTACCGTCGAAAGGCTGGTGTTCAGCACCGCGGCAAAAACGGCTTGGCTGAGGTGTGCTTTCTCACGCAATGACTTGATCTTTTGCGGGACATCTCTACCACATCGAGATGACACAGGGCGTCGAACTCGCACATACGACGCTTGCTGATCAAGCCAGCATCGTGCACAGTCCGCGCGCAGTTTCATGCATCTCGTCCAGAATACGGCTCTTACGTTTTGCGTTGTCATCATTTATCTCCATCATCTCACACCTAGACAGAGGTTAGAAATACTCTTCTCATCAACAAAACATATCACTTAGAAACTGTTTGGAAATTCTGAGAGCTAGCTGATGTGGCGATTATTGCTGTTTGTTAACATGCGCCATTATGAGTCTTCTTCAAGTGAGCATAAAGGATTTTGCTTAAAATACGTCCAGTTTATATGCTATATTCGACGCCAACCCCGAGGTTTACGGCTTACTGCTTAGAAAACTCGATACCAATCCGGAGGTAAAAGCACAGTACCCTAGTTCCAAATTACTGATAATTTGCCTCAGCATGCTGAGTATGGCTTGAGCAGTGATGAATAGTCGTGAACGCGCGGGCGTCTCTCCCGATCCTTTTTGTTCTTATCTTGAGCCAAAGAAGTGCAGGTGAATATGCGATTAGCTGATTTTATTCGGGCAGAAATTGAGCCAATTCTTCGGGATTGGGAAGAATTTGCCAAAACCATTTTTCATCCCAAGAATATGGACAGTCCCAAGTTGCGCGACCACGCCAGAGGCATGCTTCTGACGATTGCCGAAGACCTTGATACATATCAGAGTCAACTAGAAAGAGTCAACAAATCGAAAGGCTTAGGTCTGAAGAAGAAGGGTGTATCTTACGCAGAAGTGCACGGTGGCGATCGACTGGCCAGCGGCTTCAGCGTCAATGAAACAGTTTCCGAATTTCGGGCCCTGCGTGCGAGCGTGGTGTCGCACTGGACTAAAGCTTATCCAATGACTGCCGGCCATCAGCTTGAAGACCTCACCAGGTTCCATGAAGCGATAGACCAGGCCATCGCCGAATCGCTGGATCAATATGCGACCGTTAAAGAGATGGAAACCCGGCTGTTCGGCGCTATTCTGGTCGCATCACCTGATCCGATTTATGTGCTGGATCTCGAAGGCAGATTTGTTTATGCAAACAAAGCCACCTCTGCTCTTTTCGCTCTGGAGCCCAGTGCGATCATTGGAAAATCCACCTTTGACCTCGGGTTTTCGTTCGCCTCCGACTTACAGCACAATCTGGAAAAAGTAATTGCTGACCAGTCCACCCACCGAGGCAAATTCGTCCACACTTTTGCTTCTGGCCAAGGTGAAAGGTTCGAGTATTTGCTTGCACCCGTGCTGGACGAGCATCGAAACACCGAAGCGATTGTCTGCATTTCCCGAGATATTACTGCACAGGCGCTCGCCGAAGAAAAAATATGGCACAACGCCCACCATGACCCTCTGACAGGGCTGCCGAATCGACGTCTTTTCCTGGACCGCCTGGAACAGGAGGTCAAACATGCAAAGCGCAGTGGCCTAGCTTTTGCTCTGCTTTTCCTAGATCTTGATGGCTTCAAGAAAATTAATGATTCGCTAGGCCATGAAAAGGGGGATCGCCTACTTTTTGACGTGGCAGAGCGCCTTAGTGATTGTGGCCGGCAGGCAGATACGATTGCCCGTCTCGGCGGCGATGAATTTACCGTGATTCTCACCGGTGCTAAGCAGCTTAAGGATGTTGAGCGTGTGGCCCAGACTATTATTGATGCACTCGCGAAGCCCTTCCACATTGCGCAACAACCTGTCCAGATTTCCGTCAGCATTGGGATCGCGCTCTATCCCCAAGATGCATCCTCCTCTGTCGCTCTGCTTGAAGCCGCGGATCAGGCCATGTATAAAGCCAAAAGATCCGGTTCTAATCGGATGTGTTTATACGACACATCCGATAAAACAAACACATATTCGGCCTAAGCTTAGTCAAGACGTTCCACTCACCAATTACTGCACCGGACGCGAATTATGGGAAAAAGGCAACGTTCCATTGTAAGCAACTGTTTGGAATCTGTGAGTTCTGGATTAATGTAGCGTCTTTTTGCTATCAGCAGACAATATGATGAATCTACAAAAAGACGGAAGAAACGCTATCCGAGCAACCTGAGCGATGGCGCGTAGCGTTATTTGAAACCACATCTGCCAGTATCAGCCGTGGGGAGGCCACGAGAGTTGAGTATGCGTCAGGTAGTCAATGCAATTTTGTATATTCTGAAGTCTGGAGGTGGGATTGCGCCCCAGGGAAACCAGGAAATTTGTGCTACTACCTCGTCGCCGGGTGGTCGAGCGCACTTTTGGTTGGCTGAACCATTCACACAGACTGAGTAAAAGGGCTATGAGCGCCTCCCCCGGACGGATGAGACGTGGATTTACATCGCCATGACCCGCATTATGTTGAGGCACTTGACATAAAACAGGAGTTTCCAAACAGTTTCTTAGTACAGTATATTGCCAATTGTGCTCCGAACGATCCGGTTTGCGATATCTTATTCCGACAGACCTAAATCATCCGTGAGAGGTGAGCTTTCCCAATGCTCACTCTCTCTTTAGAGAGCAAAATCCGGGAAACCGGGAAAGTGGCGTAAATTCTAGGTTTAAACCCTTCCCACCCTGACCGGGAAAAGTTTTGGCCGGGAAAGGTTTTCACCCGCGCCAGTACTGGGCTTAACCTTTCCCACCCCAGTTGCATTCCCGGTGGGAAACCGGGAAGGCGGGAAGGGTTTACAGGTTCGGGAACGCTCATTCATGGGTTGGTCGTCCACCGCTGGCACGACTCAGATGGCCTGTGACAAACTCTGCCTGGCCTTGATTGAGGTGATCAGCCACGGCCAACAAAGCACGTTGCCAGCGACGCTGTGCAGTTCGGGTACAATAGCCGAAGCGTTTCGCAATCTTCTGCCACTCGTAGCGCTTGGCGCGCATCCAGATCAGATGTCGCTGCTCCTCTTCCAGCCATTGCACCCAACGCATGGTTTCATGCATTCGGTCGATCGCGGCCGGCTCGGGTGGGAAGCGATACACCGGTGGTTCGGTACCGAGCTTCTCCCACGCCATGCGCTGAATGTCCGGCCAGCAGTTGAAGTAACCCTGGACACGCATCGGCGGAAGACGTTCTGCTGTTTGCGCAGCCTCCGAGAAACGTTCTGCCACGAGTTCGGCTGTCCATTTAATCATTGCTCACTCCTTTCTCACCGTAGAGGCGTTCTCCAATGCGCTTGAGCAGCTCTCGTTCCATCCAATCGAGACGATCATCGTCTGCTGACACGACCAGGATGTACTGGTCGCGCCAGCCGCTTTGTTTGATTGCTTCCAGGTTGGTAGCTCTCGGCTGAAGACGTCCGAGTGGGCAGCGGTAGTGTTGTTGTGGAATTTTCATCTTGCACCTCCATGTTGCAGTGCCCAATGCAGCAGTGCCAGCGCATCAGCTTCATTATCATCAACAGGCGCATAGCCAAGCAACTGAACGGATGCGATCATTTGCTCCTTGCTCGCATTGCCTTTGCCAGTCACGTGCTTTTTGATCGTGCCCACCGGCACACCCTGGTAGGGGATGTTGTGATGCTCACACCACGCGGTGAGTGTGGCCAGGAAGCCACCATAGGCATGTGCTGCATCCATACCCACGTGCCGTCTAACCTCTTCCAAGAACACCGAGTCAATGCCATCGGCACATTGTTTCATCTCAGTCAGCCATCGCTTGAAACGGAGATAACGCATACCTCCACCTTCAAATCGTTGGGGTTTAAACTGCTCGGTGCCGCTGGTGATGGTGCCGTTCAGGTGGTGTAGTGCCCAACCTGTGTTTGTGCCTAGATCAAGGGCTAGAAGTGTTGTTGTCATGATCAAAATCTCCTTCTTGACTGAATCTGACTGTCCGACGGATAACTTCTTACGCGCCCGCGCGTAAGGGGTAAATCCATGGCTCAGTCAGCATTAGTCAAATATATTAAAAATCAAATACTTTTACAAAATACCAGCTCAGTCATCGCGATAAGGCAAACGGCTGCTGGAATCCCTAGGTTTGAGCGATAATCCCATCAGTGCTTTAGCGCCGGTGGCCGTGCGGGCACGGTGAAAACCACGCCTAAGCAACTGTTGCACCAACCAGCGGCTGGTGCCGATGTATTCGCTTCGTTTTTCCGCGCGCTGTCGCCAACGCTCGAATACATCAGCTATAGCTACTCTGGCGTGCGGATGCTGCAGACACTCTTCCTCGAGGAATTCTCCGATGGTGTCTTCCTCGTCGAAGTACTCGTCGGTGGCATCCACGACACATTGGGGCGGTGTAAGACTGATTTGCTGCCAGGCGAGACATCCTTCCAGTGCCCAGGCCAGGATGCCGTCACGTTCCACGAGCAGTTTTTCCTGCAACTGTTTGTCGCGCTTCTCCGGTGGTACGGTGATCGTGAATGGAATAAGATGCAGTCGCCGGCGCATCGCCTCATCAATGTTGCGGATCGCTGGCTTGTGATTGCCGGCGATCACCAGCTTGAACTGCGGCACGTAGGTGAAGAAATCCTGGCGCATGAAACGTGCCGATACCCGATCACCGCCGGTGATTTCTTTGATCTTGGATTCATTCCAGCGGCGCCCCTGTTCAGTCTCGGTGGCTCCCACAAAGCGTGCACCGCGCAGGCCTGCCAGATCGGTTGGATGCCGGTCGCCTCGTGCCTCCATGAAGGTGTCCATCGGTGCATTGGCCGCGTAGTCTCCCAACAGCGTGAAGAGCGTATTGACGAATACCGATTTGCCGTTGGCTCCGGTGCCGTATAAAAAGAAAAGCGCATGCTCTTGCGTGCTGCCCGCCAGACAATAACCGGCAAAGCGCTGCAGATAGGCGGCGTATTGCTGATCACCCTGGGTCACTTGTGCGATGAAGTTCAACCAGATCGGGCAAGTTCCGCGTGGAGTGGCTGCTGCGATCTTGGTCATACGATCACGGCGATCATGCGCACGTATCCGACCGGTATGCAGATCCACGACACCGCCAGGCGTGTTGAGCAACCAAATGTTCTCATCCCACTCATCGGTGGTCGCAGCGTGCTTGCGATCCGAGCGTGCGAGCCGCTCGACACCGCCAACCGTGCTGCTGGCAGCAAGCTTCGCGGCTACCTTGATGCTGTTGGCTTGCACGGCTGCGTGGCGACAAACATGACGGATCAGATTGCTGGCTGCCAAGGTCTCTTCTGTGCGCCAACGCTGACCGTCCCACATCAGCCATTTGCCCCATGCTGCGACATAGCGCCAATCGAGCTGGTAGCGTCGGGTAAAATTCAAGGCCAAGGCATCTTCAGTGCCCCATACGGAGGTTTCGCTTTCACCGATGCTATTCTGATCAGAGTCGTTGGAATCTCCTTCTGCAGGAGGTTGCACGGTTATACGCGGGCCATTGATGATAAAATCTTCAACATTGGATCCATCGTCGATCGCATCAGCTGCATCCCAGCCATCAGAGCGATCATCAGGTGGCAGTAGAATGGCCACCGACAGCGCACCAGCTTGCAAGATTGCCTGCGCGGCCCGGTCAGCATAATCCCAGCCGGGCTTATCGTTATCGGGCCAGATCAATACCGCTTTTCCTGCAAGTGGCGACCAATCGGTTTTATCCACCGGCGCATTGGCACCATGCATTGCGGTGGTCGCAGCTATGCCGATATCAATTAATGCTTGTGCACATTTCTCACCTTCGACCAGAATGACTTGTTCAGCTTCAAGAATGCCTGGCTGATTGTAGAGCGGGCGTGGCTCAGGTGGCGCATTCTTGCGTCGTCTCGCATCCCACGGACGGAATTCCTTCTTCCGTCCAGGTGGATCATAGCGATAGACGACTGCGATCAGTTTGCCACTAGCGTCCAGATAATCCCATTTGGCAGTGGCAGGGCCGAGATCATCGATCGGGGCCTCCTTAATAGGCTTGGGTGCGGGCACCAGATGGGATCGACCCAACAGATCGGCTCCTTGAGCCAGCACTCGTGGGAAATCGGTGTGGACATTGATACCATAGTGTCCCCCGATCAAGGCAAATATATCGCCGCCGGAGTTATTAGCACGATCAGTCCATAAGCCTGCTTTGCTACCTTCAAGCACGACTTCCAGGCTGTCACCGGGGCTGCCAAGAATGTCACCGATCAGAAACTTATCTCGGCGTTTCTTCCCTGCCGGGTATAGGGTAAACAGCACCGATTCCAGATGCGCCAACAACTCGGCACGAATGGTAGCACGCTGCTGGTCAAAATTACCGCTCAAGAAGTTTGTTAAGGGTGGTTCGTTATTAAAATCAAGCATAATAATGTCCTCTGCTTCAGTGACAGATAATGGGAGGGATGGGAGATTTGCTAGCGTTGTCCTCCGACTTAGTCAGCATGGGAACCTTGGCGGAGACACGCTGCCAATGCCGCTCTTCTGAAGCGAGATAGCCCGCTTTCCTGGCGATGGCGCGAACGAAATCTGGATGTAGGCCGATCAGATCGCACCAGTATTGAAGATGCGACCCCATAATGAAGCGCCGTGCCTCTTGGCGCTGCTTTGAGTCGGATCTGTCCAGGCAATCCTGGATGGCAAGCACAATGACTGCCACTACCAGGCGTGATTCAGGACACGCCACTTGTACGTGGCGGTTCAGAATTTTTTCCAGGACTTCCAAGCCAGCCAGGGGTCGGGGCGGGCACCAGTGCTTGACCCATTCCTTGCGGGTGGCTGATTTGCGCAGTTTGGGAGTTGATTTCATAAACTACCTCCAGGCTTGCTATATATAGGCCAATGAACTACACTGAGGCCATGAATTTCGAATGGGATGAGGCCAAGAGCGAAGCCTGTTTTCGTGAGCGTGGGTTCGATTTTGCTTATGCTGCCCACGCTTTTTTCGATCCCAATCGTGTGATTCAGCTGGATGCTCGCTACAGCTACAATGAAGAGCGATATCAGCTGATGGGCAAAATTGAACAGCGCCTGTTTGTCCTGGTCTACACACCCAGAAGCGATGTGATGCGCATTATCTCCGCGCGCAAAGCCAACCAACGAGAGATCCGCTACTATGAAAACCATACGCGTGAAGATTGACCCTGACGATTCCGCCTCGATGAAGCTGGGATGTATTGACCGTGCCCGGGTAGATGCCACTAGCGAACAGGACATTGCTACCCAACAGGCGGCCGATGAAATGGAAGCGATGCAGGATACAGCCAAATTCGCGCGCCGAGTACGGAAGCGCCTGGGATTGAGCCAGGTTGAGTTTTCCGAGCGTATCGGTGTCTCGCTTGACACCATCCGCAACTGGGAGCAAGGCAAACGCTGTCCAACCGGGGCTGCCAAGGCCCTGCTCAAGATACTGGATAAGGCGCCCGAAGCAGCGCTCGCTGCGCTTGATTGAAACTCAAGAGGGATACTCATTGCCTACCTCCTTCCTGCCAGCAGCGCTTGGCATAAGGGCAGAACTTACACTCGAAATGAGTGGGATCATTAAATGAGCGCGGTAACAGTTCGCCTGCCTCGGTTGCCGTGATGACCTTGGCCGCCCGGTCGGACATGCGCTGCGCCAGTGCAGCGTCAAATGGCACAAGTTCGGAATATATTTCCATCGTGTCAGCGTTGAGTGCCGTGAACAGTGCCGGATGCTCATGTAGCTCGAGATAGGCCTGGTAAAGTGCAATCTGTGCCGCATAGACTGGTTTTGCCACAGCAAGTCGCTTCTTCTCCAGCTCACGCCAGGATTTGTTACCCAAGCACTTATTCTCCCAAAGGGCAGGGTAGGCAAAGCCTTCGGGGCCATCCATGATGACGCCGTCGATATGCCCTTGCAAACGGCCATCGACCACGGAAAAACCGAGCTGCTTCCCGTTGGGTTTACGGGTGCGTAGGTCAAAGCCAGCGGTGCGCAACCACTGCACCATACAATCCTCCATGACATGGCCACGCTCGAAAATGCGCAGCATCTGGCCTTGGGTTTCACGCCCAGAGTCGACCGGTGCTTGCGCATATTCGTATTGCAGCGCACGTTCGCAAGCGATCCCTAGACGCGATGCGCCCAGATACTGTCGTGTAGCTTGCTGAGCATGTTTGTCTTTCATGCCAGCATCGATCAGTGCCGTTACTTGCCCAGAGATACTCGAAATGGAATTGAAATCCATCATGTTTGCTCCTCCCATGGCAGATCATTTTGGAGATCAGCAAAGGGATCACCGACCGACTTGGATAGCCCTTGCATCGGTGGAAACTTGGCAGCCTCATGCGCATCGGTCATTGCCTCGGTGTAACAGCTTACGATGGCATCGATCACCTGCAAGGCTTCGTCTTGCGAATAAGCCCCGAGGGGCTTATCGAAACCGATCATTTCCGCTGTCTGGCCGAAGGCCTTAAGGCATTGCTTCATAGCAACGATTTCCATATCAGAGGCATCGATCATCACGATCTCCTTGCCAAACTGGGTGGCGTCGGCCCAATTGGCATACAGCTTGTGGAAGATGTCCTGGCAGCGACGGCTGCAGAACACCCAATCGAGCGGATAGCGCCGGGGATCGCCGGTTTTGTGGCGGCCATCGGTATGCCAGTAGCCACGTGCTTGTCGTTTGCAGATCCAACATTTCATTGATCCTCCTCATTACTGTGCCCAAGCTGGTTTGCTCGTAGCAGATGGGCGCTGCTGAGTAGCTGAGGGGTAAGCTGGCGCAGCCTGGGCTGGAGCGCTGGAGCCGCTGCCACCGGTATTGGTTTTGGGTAGCACATTCATCAGCTTGGCGTAGTCAGAGTGGTCAGGTTCGATAACATGTTTCACCACATTGCGATCTTCGCCCTTGGCATCCTTTTCGATATCTACTCGCACCAGAAACTCCAAGCCATCGAGTTCACTGAAACTATCGATACGGCGCGCGCTAGCCGCTTGCGGAGAATGGTCCTGCGGATGAACATTGCGGGCGCTGTTGAGTACGGCGCGAATGAAGCTTCGCCCCATCTGCCCCCAAGTCGGCCCTTTTCTCGATTGCAAACCGATGTTTGACCATAGTTTGCGTTTGGCGTAAGGCCCTTCCAGTACGATAAATTCGCAGGCGAGATAGACACTGCCAGTCTCGAAGCTTTCGCTGGCATAACCGCCTATCCAGCCTAGTTCTGGGTTGTCATAACCACCTGGTTTGATCGTCATGCGCACCTGTACCACTGTGCCTTTGGGGATCAGATCGAAGCCGCTTTGCTGTGCTTCGGCATCGTTAAAGTCTTGCCAGTTGTTCTGGTTCATAATTTTTTTCCTTAAATGTTAGAGTTGGGGAGTGGGGCAGAGGCATTTCTGGATGAGCCGGCCCAAATGAGGTTCTTCGATGGCATCGAGCCGACCACTGCGGTCTTTGCTGGGGTAACCGTATGGATTGTCAGCACGCGTGATGAAAGCCCGATACGGGCTGCCGTCATCGGCTTTGAGGATGGCAAGCGTCACTACTTCATCGAGGATGCCCGGCAATTCAAGCGCGGTCTTGCTACCTTCTAATTGCAATTGGTAGTAGCGCCGGTTGAAGTCATCCATTTTTTCTTCGAGAATGGCGACATAAATGACGTGCTTGTCGCGCACATGTTGCAAGTGGGTCAGTGCAGCAATCATTTCCTGACCCAACAGACCATAAGCGCCACGGGTGTCAGGTTTGCCGTTTTTCTCGGAATAGGCCTGCGGCTGGGTTTTGCACCAGGCAAAGCAAAGACGCGAGAGCACGGTCAGTGAATCGACGAAGTAATATTCATACTTGGCCAGTTGCGCAGGATCCCCATACTTCTCACAGACGTGGCGGTAGTGCGCTTCCGAGAATGACTGGTCGACTGTCGCGGTAGGCAAGGGGCCGGCGAGAAAGACCACCAGATCGCGAAATTCACTCCAGCTGCGCGGCCTTACCGTATCGCCTGACCAGTCCTTGACCGACAAATCGCCTGCCTCCAGATCGACAAATAAAGTTTTGTCGGCCGGCAACGTTTTGAGCTGGGTGGTTTTTCCTGTACCGGGAAAGCCGATCAAACCGATCTTGGCGCTGTGCCGTTCTTTGAGCCGTTCTTCGGCAGAGATGATGGGTAATGCCACTATGCTTCTCCTTTAGTTTGAGTAAGGGCAAGGCGGTAGCTGGTCTTACCGGGCTTTACTGTGCGTGCGGAATTGAACAGCCCTTGCAAGGAAACAGGCCAGTGGTTATAGCGAGTTTCCGTAATCGAATACTCGATATCAATGTAATCACTGACGTTTTCACCAGCCTCTGCGATACGTTGGGCAAGGATGGACAACTGTGCTTGATCCCATGACACGCGCTTGGGTAGATCGACCGTGACGCGCAGTGGCCCATCCGTGAGGTGGCATACGCCGAAGTCCTTGCCGGTATGAAGACGCATGGCAGAAGCTTGCTCGCCGTAGCGCTGATCCAGAGCGGCATGGACGCGATCGAGTACTGTTTTGATGTTGGCCTGCATCGTCAGCAAGTTGCTGTGCAGTTCTTGCAGTTGTGCCGGGGGCAGGGCCGCGATTTCTGAAACGCTCAGCTCAGTGATGTTGATTTTGGGACTTTGTGCAAAATCGTATGGGATTAACTCGTTCATGCTGCACCTCCGGCATTGATGCGTTCAGTGGTGCTTTTACATAGACTTTCAGCCTCAAAAGCTTCGATGTCCTCGAGGCGATAGAGCACACGTCCTTGCAGTTTTAGAAAGACAGGTCCCATACCTTCAGAACGCCAACGTTCCAGCGTTGCTTCGCTGATATTCCAGCGCTCAGCCAGTTCACCCTGACTAAGGTGTTTAATTTTTTGTTGCATTTGAGAATCTCCTAGATAGTTTCGATATCACCGGATTCAGGCACTTGATGAGTGCCGTCAACGGTGAATGAAATATCTCAAATGGGATTACTCAAACCATTACTCAGATTACTCAGAATCGTTACTCAAATCTGATTCGTGAAAAATGGGTAATGAAAAACCCAACCTGAGTTAGTTCAAGCTGGGCGTAGGGAGCTTTTGCAGATAAGGGGTTGTTGATGATATTTAAATGACTGCTTTCGACCAAAATCGCCAGCCAGTTTCTTTCTATAAATCATTGAATAACATGAGCTAATAGTATGGGGAAGTCAGTGCCGTCATAATCTACAGAAGCGTATATCGTGCTAATAGGTTAATATGCCGATAGCAAACCTGATAAATATGATAATTTTGTTGCTGTTGATGCCAAAAATGTGGAAGGTATACAGAAACTATATAATTAATTGCTAGCCATCAAACTCAAACGGAGAAAACAGATGCAAGTAATTACCTATTCCGAGCGTCGTCTGGTGAAGCGGCATCGTGGAACGATGCCTGTGATACTGACATGTCCTCACGATGGTTCAGAATCGCCGCCTAGGGTTCGGGAACGTACGAAAGATGCGACACCGGATGGCTGTACTTTCAGAACTGGGAGAGACGCCGAAACCGCACTTATTACAGAATCGGTGGCTCAGAAGATTCTTGATATCACAGGCGTCTCTCCTTATGTCGTGATCGCCCGTTTTCACCGAAAGTTTATCGATGCAAATCGTGGGAATACCTGCGCGTTTGTAGACTCTGACGCACGACCCTTCTACGATGAGTATCACAACCGAATTACTGGCTACGTTAATCAAATTCTTCAGCAGAACGGAGGTCGAGGGTTTCTATTTGATATTCACGGTACCGGCGAGATTGAAGATGACCCGGCGGACATTTACTTAGGCACAGCAAACGGCGCGACTTTACTGCCTGGATTTAATCGCCGAGACATCTTTATGCAGCACGGCCTTCACGGGCTTCTGAAGTGGGCGCGGCATAAGAGTGGAATAGGAGGACTTGGACCAGTATTCAGATACCGCGTCTCTCCTGCTGATGAAACGGCCACCGAAACGAGTGAAGTGAATGGAGGCTTCACAATTAGGAGATATGGGGCCTCAATCAACAGCATTCAGATTGAGATTGCAAATACGATTAGAAACGACGGGGAGAAACGCGATTTCTTGGTGGAGGATCTCGCGTTCGCCATGATCAATTTCTCCCGCCGCCACTCGCCCTTCTGAGAGAAGCCGAGCAGGCTAACAAGGCCATACACTGGGCAAGCAGCGCTGCGCTTGCTTGCCACAGCAAGTGATGGCCGACATTAGTTGTACTCATGAGTCGAAGCATTTACATAATTGGAACGAATCATCGGTATCAACATCTCAGTAAGGATTTGAGTGAAGAATCTCACAATGGTTTTCGAGGGCTGATTAAATCCGTAATCTCTGCAAATCGTATTTTAATAATTGCAGAAGAGAGCAATTTAGAAGCACTGAATGAAAATGGTATCTGAAAATCAGCTCTACAATTGATTGCAGAAGAGGTTGGCATGGGCCACTTGTTCACTGAAGCAGAACGCAGCTACAGAAATTCAAATGGCATGGAACACGAAAATGGCATTCGTGCATTTGGGTTTATAAATGGTTTAGATAAGAGTGCGATTTATCAGATAATACAAGAGTCTTATAGGGCCAGAGAGCGTTATTGGCTTACCCAAATATTAAAAGAAGAACATATGGCTAGTTTTAGTCATATGCGGAGCTAATCATGCAATTTACTTTCGTAATCTGGCTGAAGATGAGGGATTGGAACCATTCTTTTATATGAAGACTGAAACAACTAACAAATCAATCTACTTCGCGCGCAAAAGGCGCCCGCCGGACCTCCTACACTCCACTCCACTGCATTTCGGTGGTCGGTAATTGAAGCGTTAGATTGCAGAAACATGAGGAAGCATGAACTCGATTTGCTTGCGAACGCTGTCGACAGCTTCAATGAAGCTTTGGCGAAATATCGTGTTGCCGAAGGTGGGGACGTTACCGCGTACAAGTTCGCTATTATTCATTTCGCTCACTTCCTCGAACTTCTTTTCAAGTATTATGTTACTCAATCTCATCCCCTCCTCATCTACAAGAATCCTTTCGCGAAAGATGTTGAGCGGCAGCAAACTATCGGCCTTTGGGAAGCGGTTCAGTTTCTTCGCAATGAAGGGCATGTAATCGCGCCGGAGTTTCAAAAGGACCTAGAATGGTTAAAAAAACTACGAAATAGCATAGAGCACTACAAGTTCACGATGGAGCTACGCGAGGTGAGGTTCACTTTGGGCCGCCTTACTCAGGCACTCTTGGAGTTCAACGATTACATCGCAGATTTTGACATTCGCGATCACATTGACTCTAATAATCTCGGGGTTTTCGAGACTTTGTCGGATGAGTACAAAGCAGAGGTCGCTGCAGCTCAAAAACAGGCTGAAGAAGAATCGGAAACAGACCAGGCTGAGTCGTGTCTTTACTGTGGGAACGATACTGCTGCCTTGATAGAGAAGACCTACAAGTGCTTCTACTGCCAAGAAGAGGATCCGATTCTCGAATGTTGTGTATGCGGTTGCGATGAACGCCGATACAACATGTCTCTCTGGAATGACGAACATGAGGACTATATCTGTGAAGGTTGTGAGGACAGAATCAGCAACATGTAATCTGCAATTTGTCAATGACGGAGCAAGAATGCACCGGATAGTACGTCAAAAGTAATGTAATAGAAGGCCCACTATCTAAACGGCATCGAAGTGCCAAAGTAGTGGTGCAATAAAGCCCACTAAACAAGAGAGGAGCGGTCCATTACATTACTTTTATTCCACGATCTCAGCGAAAATTTGCGCACTTCAATGGTGCAAGTATTACTCCGCTATTTACACGCTCCCGCATAGTATTCAGCAGTACCGAGAACGCGGGAAGAAAGATAGCTGAAAACTTTCGCATAACCCTGCACTCAACACGGACGCCTTCCAGCAAGCTTCGCTTGCTTCTGGTCGCCTGTTAGCTCTACGTTATCTCCGGTAAAAATGAATTTTGCACTATCTACTGTTTAGCTTGGGGCAAATTCAGCCAGTCAATATCAGATTCAATTCAATTTGATCTTTAAAGATGGAGGATTCAAGCTTGAGCTAGTAAAGATCAGTACAGCCACTGCCGATCCTCGTCATGAATATTCAACGCATAACGTTCATCGCCACGCTGGTAACGGATGAAGGTCTGATAAACCATGCGGTTGCGCATGAACTCCTTGCTCGGTGAAAACATCTGCGCCTGGGAACCACTTGCTGATTTGAGCGCGCTTTTATCCATTTCATGATCCAAGTCACGAATCAGCGCTAGTAAAATGGATTGTTGCCGTGGCTCCAGATCATATGCTTGCCCCTCAATGAATACTTTGCTTTGGCTCTCCACATATAGCAAAGTAGTACCGGGGGCAGCCTCCTCAATCATTTGTGGTCCAGGTAAATGAAGCCTATCTGCGAAAAACTCAAACTTGCTTTGGCTGATACGAGCCAATGAGGCGAGGTTAGAAACATCCATCCCAGTAACAGGAGATCCTACTGGCAAAGGCAACTCACTGCTGGTAAGGATGCGACAGGATTTGAGGGTTTTTTCGAGCATGATCTGTTCCCGCAGCCGGTATGCAATTTCTGGCTCGCGCAGCCAACGGGCGAAATACCAGGTCAGTGCCTTGCCACGTTTTTCTTCGGTGGTGCCCAGTCGCCAAATAAGATCAGGCTCGATTTGTCTCATGCCGTTGATCGAGAGATTGAGTCCGTTCAACAGCCGGTGAATGAATTTCTGCAGCGGGACTTTGTGCGTTTCGCGATAATAGCGGGGGACCTCGAAATCCTCACATTCCGGGCAGAACAGTAAAATTTGATCTGGTGAGGTTTCGCGCACGACCCGCGCAGATTCAATCCAGCATTCCGGGCAAGTGATCCAGTCAAGGGAATGGCTTGAAACGAGCATACGCTCTTGAAGTAAAAGCTCGGCAGCTCTTTTCCTTTCACCTTCTCTGAGAGTAGAAGCGCTGATCTCCGTATCATTGCGCTCAAGTAACCAGCACAGCAAGGCGGTGGCATTGATTTGTTGTTGGCTCATCTTGTTTGTACCTCATCGATTTGTTCTTCCATCTCGATCACGTTCAAGGCACGCAACACGGCGTTCGCAATCGGCTGATTGCGCGCAGAAAGGTTTTTGATGGTGGAGGATCCGGAAGAATACAGATCAAAGCTGAAGTGCTGCGGTTTGTTTGCTGTGGTCGTAGTGATATAGACGATGATGCTGGCTCCATCCAAGTGATACTCTGCCTCAAAAGCCTGATTTGTTTTAAATGTTTGCAGCGCTAGTCGCACGGCATCAGCATGTTCTTTGCTTGAGTCAGCTTCGACTTGATAACTCACACCAGCCATTCCAACTGGACAAAAGCGGGCACGACGCAGCCGCACTTTTTCAACGCCATACCTTGACCAGTCCTCAAACGGCTGCATCAATCCATCGAGCAATGCATTCAATTTGTAACGCTTCTTCTCGATGGCTTCAGGGGTGATTGGATTCTCGACTACGTGCTTGCCAAATAGTTCGAGCACGGCGGTGTGGTTTTTAGCACCCCCTTTGACCACGGTTTCGACTATGCCAGAACCTGGGTGATAAACCAACGCTGTTTCTAAAGCAATGCGAGTAGTGATGCGCTTAAATTGGTTGTCAGCGAATTGCGCCATAGCCGTCACCGGCCCTTCCACATAGATGGTCAGCTGAATACTGCCATCCATCGCGCGTTGACTCAACTCGATGTGGGTACTTTTCCCTGCGCCTACTTTCTTGTAAAGCTTGGCTACTTCCTGGCAGAAGGCTTCCAATTTTTCGCGATCACGGCTAAGACTGAGTCCCGGTTGGATTCGGTGCTTTTTCCAATATTTGCCATTGGCTTTCGCCTGAAACGCGAGGTGCAACTCGGTATCGCGGAAGATCTTGTCTCTGAATGCGAGCATCCATAGCGCTGTTTCGCGATCATCACGCGTGGCAAAGGCTTGTTCGACGAGCGCATCGCCCTGGCACGCCAATTGAAACTCTTTGATCGCAAGCTCATGGGACATCTTATGCGCCCGCTGGAGATCGTCATACCACAGGCCTATATGGTACTCGACTATTCCGCGCTCTTCCGACAACAGGTGTGGCAGAGAGGCATGGAGCGCATCGATGGCATCCGCCAGGGCCGTTGGCAACGTATCAGCCGGTTGCTCCCAATCGATGTCTAAATTCGCATTGAGCACATGCGCTTCAGTGAATTCGCGCAAGGTCGGCATGGAAATATGCCGCAGGAAATGGCGTGGATTGAAGACTTTCATTTTTCTCCTTATGGATATTTACGTACCAGGCCGACCACGACACCAAATATCTCCAGTTTTCCTTGTGGCCGAATGATGGGGTAGTGTGGATTGGCGGGAATAAGATGGAATCCTTCCTGGTCACGCCCTAATGTTTTGAGCGTGAACTCGTCATCGACGATAGCTACCACTAAATCTCCTGGGTTGGCATGGCAGCAACGCTCAACCACGGCCAAATCCCCGTGGTGAATGCCTGCATTGATCATCGAATCACCCTTGACTCGCACCAAGACGGTCTGTGACGGTTTCTCAATCAGGAAGCGGTCCAGCATGACCTTTTCGCATGGCTCATCCGAAACCGGAACGGGCGTACCAGCCGGTACGGGATGGTTGGCGATCGCGCGCTCAAAGAAGAGATCAGTCGGCGCCCAATCGCCATAAGGCGTACGCTCCAACATGCCGGCTGCTTCTAGCCGCTCCAGTACTTTTTTGATGGCTGATTTGGACGCAAACCCGAGTATCTCCATGAGATGCGCATAAGAAGGGATAACCCGGTGCTCGGCATAATAAGCCTGCAGCCTAGCCAGATATTCGTGATCTTTGTTGGGTTTGTAGTTGGTTTTTTTCATAGCGCGTATGATAGAGAACGAATGTTCTTTAGTCAATAGTAATAATGAAATTTACATAATTTATGCATGAGCTATTATCTGTTCGCATATCTTCGAAACTCCCTCATGGCAAGGGCCGGTGTTTCAAGAGATAATTTAACTATCAAACAAGTTGGAAAAAACGTGAGGTGAGACCGATGATGGATGTGAACCAGACCCCACCCGAAAAAATGACGCCGGAGCAGCGCAGGCAGGAGATTGCATCAATACTCGCAAATGGCATAGCCCGGCTTCGCACCGCGGGAAGTCAGCAGCATGCTGTAATGGCAACGGAGAGTAAGTTTGAACTTGACTCTTCTGGCCAGAGAAGCGTTCATTCAAACCCGTCAACAAAATAAAAACGGAGCCATAATGAACGCACGTGACACCTCATATTCCTTTCCACCCTCGGTGCTATCACAAATTGCTCAATTACCTGAATTGCCGATGATCGAAATTAAGGCGCTTTGGAAACGAATATTCGGCACCGATACGCCAAATCATAACCGTCAGTTTCTTGAGCGCCGCCTTGCACACAAGCTGCAACTCATCGAATTTCGCAAAACTGATCGCAATCTGTTGGATAGTAACGAGCGGCGCATCAAGGCATTAATTGAAACTGGCAAACTGCGCAGTCGTGAAAAGGATTATCGCCTTTTACCAGGCAGTGTACTGATACGGATATATCAGGATGTCGAGCATCGTGTTGTGGTCGAAGAGGATGGTCAATATGAATATGAAGGCAGCCGGTATGCCAGCCTCTCTGCAATTGCACGTGAGATCACTGGCACGCGATGGTCCGGACCGTTGTTTTTCGGCATCCTACCTGGGAAGAACAAAGCCAAGAAAGGAGCCAAGCGATGAATGAAAACATCAAACGGCGTATGCGCTGTGCCGTCTACACACGCAAATCAACTGAGGAAGGGCTGGATCAGGAATACAATTCCATCGATGCCCAGCGTGATGCGGGTCATGCCTATATCGCCAGCCAACGGAATGAAGGCTGGATTCCGGTTTCTGACGATTATGACGACCCAGCATACTCTGGTGGCAACATGGAGCGGCCCGCGCTGCAGCGTTTATTGACTGACATCGAAGCTGGCAAGATTGATGTTGTCATCATCTACAAGATTGATCGGTTGACGCGCAGCCTGGCCGATTTTTCCAGAATGGTCGAGGTATTTGAACGTTACGGCGTATCATTCGTGTCAGTCACTCAACAAATGAATAGCACAACGAGCATGGGGCGGTTGATGCTCAACGTCCTATTGTCTTTTGCCCAATTCGAGCGCGAAGTGACTGGTGAGCGTATTCGTGACAAGATTACTGCCAGCAAGAAGAAGGGGATGTGGATGGGTGGCATACCACCGCTCGGCTATGATGTCGAGAATCGTCGATTGGTACCAAACGAGCGAGAAGCCAAGATCATCAGGCATATTTTTCAACGTTTTGTTGAACTCGGTTCCAGTACCATGCTGGTCAAGGAATTGAAGTTGGATGGCGTAACCTCGAAATCCTGGCTAACCCAGGATGGCAAAGTCCGTGAAGGTAGGCCGATCGATAAGAGTTTAATCTACAAAGTACTCAACAATCGAACTTACCTAGGTGAATTGCGACATAAGGAGAAATGGTATCAGGCTGAGCATACGTCAATCATCGATCGTGAACTGTGGGACAAGGTGCATGCCATCCTCGCAAGCAATGGTCGAGTTCGCGGCAACGATACACGATCAAAGGTGCCGTATCTGCTCAAAGGGATCGTATTTGGCAGTGACGGACGGGCTCTGTCACCATGGCACACAACCAAGAAGAACGGGCGCCGCTACCGTTACTATATTCCTCAGCGTGATACCAAGGAGTACGCTGGTGCATCAGGCTTGCCGCGGCTACCTGCTGCAGAGCTTGAATCAACGGTGCTCAATCAGTTGCGAGCGATATTGCGTTCACCAGAATTGATAGGGGAGGTGCTGCCTCAGGCAATCCGACTTGATCCGACCTTGGATGAGGCTAAAGTTACCGTGGCGATGACACGGCTCGACGCGATTTGGGATCAACTGTTTCCGGCGGAGCAGGCGCGTATCGTCAAACTGCTGGTTGAAAAGGTGATCGTATCACCCAACGGCCTTGAAGTGCGGTTGCGTTCCAACGGCATAGAGCGACTGGTGCTGGAAATGAGTCCAGAGCCAATTGCACAGCAAGAGGAAGCATTAATATGA